CTGCGCCATGCTTGCGGGTTCCCGTTTATCATTACCAGTGGCTACCGCGATCCAGAAGGCCACAGCATTGAAAAAGCGAAGGCCAAGCCAGGCACCCACGCACGCGGAATTGCCGCAGACATTAAGATCAACAATGGCAACGAGGCATACCAGATCATTAAGCACGCCCAGGAGATGGGGTTTAATGGCATAGGGGTCGCCAAGACGTTTATCCATGTAGACACAAGGGACTCAATGCCTGTCATCTGGTCATACTGAGGTTCCACATAGAACATGCCCTGCCTAGTGCGGGGCTTTTTTTTGCCTGTTTGTTACTGAAAGTGTTGACACTATGGTTTGGTTATGTAATTATAATCCCACATTCAATAAAACAAGGGTTACAAAATGACTATTACAACTATCGAAGCAACCATTAACGCGCAAATTGCTGACCTCGAAGAGGCATTGCAGTCAAACATAAAGAACAATGATCAAGACCGAATCAAGGGATGCGAGTTTGCTCTAATAGAACTAAATATTCTTTTAAATACTTTTAAGCAAGCTGCTTAGTTTAACCGCCCCTTCGGGGGCATTTGCTGTAGGAGGCAATCATGGGAATAAACGATCTAAACGATCTGGAGCGCGGTGAGTACGACTGCGTTCTAGGTTATCAAGCCCTAGACGGGCAATCAGAGGCTTACTATGCAGGTTATGGTGAGCGGTACGCAAAAGAACAGACTGTAGGAGGTCAACATGAAATCAAGTGAATCAATTACCGAGTTAGCCAGCGCACTATGTGCTGCACAATCTCAGATGGGGGGTGCTGTTAAAGACAGCGCTAACCCTTTCTTCAAATCTAGCTATGCCGATCTAACGTCGGTCATTAAGGCGATCAAGCAGCCCTTTGCTGATAACGGCCTGAGCTATACCCAGTTCCCAGTTACCGATGAAAATGGAATGGGAGTTTGCACAAGGCTAATGCACGTTTCTGGGCAATGGCTAGAAGGTCAATTTACTTTGCCAGTGGTTAAACGTGACCCACAGGCGGCTGCAAGCTCCCTGACGTATGCGCGTCGTGTATCTTTATCTTCTATCGCTGGCATCCCTACGGCAGACGATGATGCAGAATCTGCAATGCTGCGCGGTGATGACAAGAAAGTTGTCTCTGACGATCAGATCATCGCCATCAAGAAATTACTTGATGAGACTGGTGCCGACAGTGATAAGTTTTGCAAGTGGCTGAAGGTGCGATCTGTTGATCAGATACTGGCTATGCACTATGACCGCGCTGTTGCCGCGCTAGAGGCTAAGAAGTGATCATCCTGGACCATGAGCAGGGTTCACCAGAGTGGCTTGCTGCAAGACTGGGCAAGCCATCCGCTAGCATGTTTTCCAAGCTAATTACTCAGACTGGGAAGCCTAGCACCTCTGCTGATGGGTACATCAATGAATTGATCGCAGAACGCCTTACAGGGCACTCTGAGCCCTTCCATGTTACTGAGTGGATGGAGCGTGGCACTGCATTAGAGCCAGAAGCCAGGGAGTCATACGAGTTTATCTCTGGCAATGATGTAATCGAGACTGGTTTTATTCTCGACACTAGCTGGGAGTTTGGCTGCTCGCCTGACGGTTTGATCAAAGAAGAGGGCGGCTTAGAAATAAAAGCGCCTGCTCCTAAGACTATGGTCAGCTATCTCAGAGACCCGCAAGTTGGTGTTAAGAAATACTGGCAGCAAATCCAAGGCTGTATGTGGATTACCAAACGTGATTGGTGGGACTTTTTTGCCTACCACCCAGAAATGCCGCACGTTTTAGTGCGCGTAGAACGCGATGACGACTATATCGCAAAACTGTCTGCCGAGGTCGATAAGGCCGTGGCGGAAATTTTAAACCAAGTGGAGAAGTTAAAATGAAAGTAGGATTATCTGTAAGAATCGATGTTACCAAGATCGACAAGTCACGACTGTACAAGGGAGCCAAGGGTACATACCTGGACCTGACTACGTTTGTAGATACTGATCAGCAGGACCAATATGAGAACAATGGATTTATATCTCAATCGGTCACCAAAGAAGAGCGCGACGCTAAGGTCCAGACGCCAATCTTGGGTAATGTGAAGGTGATTTACACTGACGGCCAGGCAAGCGCACCTGTAAAGCAGGCCGATATGAGCATTGAACAGCTCGATGAAGACATCCCGTTCTAGGTAAAAAAGCCCCCTTACGGCACAAGTGCTTTCAGGGGGCAAACTACCATAGGAGAATGTAGGACCGGGGGAACAGCCCTACGTCCCAAGGATAACACAGGAATACTGATTATGACTAATGCAGGACAGTGCTTAATAATTGCCCAGGAGCTAAACAACATCAATTCTAGCCGCCTGGCCACCTTAATGAACGTAAGCCGCCAGAGAGTGTTTCAATGGCGTAAGCAGGAAAACATGAAGCTGCACACTGTGCAGGGATTGTGTCAGATATTTGACTTGACGCTGGATCAGTTTTGCCAGCTAAAAGGAGAATAAAATAAAACCCCCATTGCGGGGGCTTTACAGTAAGCCGGAGAAAGGCTTATACTTGTTGTGCGAAGAACAAGAAAGGCAAGTTTACCATACTGTCCGATACAGTACACTAGGTCTCCCTTTCTTTTTCTCTCAAGTGTTCGGGTGTGTGGCGTGGGAATTAATAACCCATGATCGAGAGTGACCCCTCTATTAGCACCTCCTAATCGGTTTGACTGCCGAGCAGGAAATAACGACGGCCAGGATGGCGTGATTCTAAATACGAGCACAAATTAGTCACTGAGTCGCTATGCCCTCAGATTCAAAAATCTACTTTGCTAAGTAGAAAGGGTTATATCGTCTTGCAAATAATAAGAAAAAAAGTAAATATAAAGAAACATTTATTAAATACTGGGCGAGGCTTGCCGAGCCATAGGAGTGAGAGATGAGCGGTAAAGGAAGTAAACAGAGACCGACCAATAAGGTTGAGTTTGACAAAAACTTTGACAATATTTTCGGAAACAAAGATACTAAGGTTTCTAAACCAACGGGGAAGTGCGATGAAAGAGTTAAGCGAAAAACAGCTACTAGAAGAAATTAAGAAAAAGTTTGAGTACCGTGATGGTAACTTGTACTGGCGAGAAGGGCATGGCAAAAAGTCTGGCAAGCTAATAGGCGGCGGCATAGGTTTGTACAAGGTTTGCGCCGTAAACAGAGTTCCCTATTATCAGCATAGGCTCATTTTTTTATATCACCACGGGTACATGCCTAAGTACCTGGACCACATCAACAACGACCGGCATGATAACCGGATCGAAAATTTGCGTGCTGTATCTGCGCGGCAAAACCAGCACAACAGGTCGATCAATAAAAACAGCACCAGTGGCGTGAAGGGCGTATGCTTGCATAAACCTTCAGGCAAGTGGATGGCTCAGGTAGAATGTGATTATAAAAAGTATTATTGTGGGCTGCACGATAATCTAGGAGATGCGGCGCAGGCCATCAAGGATTTGCGGGAAAAGCTGCACGGCAAATTTGCTAACCACGGATAAGGGGAAAACATGTTATTAAATACTAAAGAAGACTGGCAGCCAGATGAAGCTGACACTATCGCCTGGCAGAGAGCGTATCCTGCTGTCAATGTTCACCAAGAGCTCATGGCAATGGAGTCCTGGTGCGACGCGAATCCAACTAAACGCAAAACAAAGCAGGGCATCAAGCGCTTTGTTAACTCTTGGCTAGCCAGGGCGCAGAACCAGGGCGGCTCTCCGATGGCCAAGAAGGCTGGCAAGAATGAAAGCATAAGGGCTAAGTCTATCGACATGCAGATGACTGATATTAGCTGGCTTAACACTGAAGACCAAATTTCGATGAAACAGTATTATCTTGACAAGTTTGGCTTTTATTACGATGGGGAGCTCAAGAATGCCTGACAAGCGATTAGAGCCCAGATCGTCTGGCAAACATCCAAGAAAGTACAAGTTCACTGGAACCCATGACAACCTGGTGACCGGCAAGCTGTACACGTTGCGCGAGATATCAACACTGACCGGCGTTCAGAACAAGACAATGCACTCCAGGATGGTAGGCAGGGCTGAGGTTGGCGACAGGCAGGTAAGGGAAGTTGACGACGCATATGGCGGTATTGGCAAGTCGAAAGACAGCCTATATGATCGCCTGGAGACCAGCACAATGAAGCTGTCGGACAAGTTTTTGAGGATGAAGTTATGAGCCAGGGAGACCACGTTAAAATATCCCACGCAAGTGAAGTGGAAAAAAAGGCTCCGCACCTTATCAAGCGCCTGCAGGACTGGGATTACTCTATCCCTTTATCAATCAAGCTGGAGCCGTGGGTGGATACCAGGACGCTGGACCAGAACGCATTATTTCACAAGTGGTGCCGGGAGCTGAGTGACAAGTTTATAGCGAAAATCCCTGACGCTACGCCAGATGGCGTTAAGTGGATGATGAAGCATAAGTTCCTGGTGACCAAAACAATTAAGGTTGGGCAGACCACCCTCAAAGACCAGATACAAAGCACCGCAAGCCTGAAGAAAGGAGAGATGTGTTTTTTCATGGACCAGGTATACGCCTGGGCGATTGAGAAAGATGTTTATTTATCTTTACCAGAGTACAATGAGTACACTGAATTAAAGCGAAAGCAGGAACAATAGAATGTCCAAACTAAGCGCCAGTAAGTTAATTAGCTTTGCAGCAACTGAACGCCAGGCCGATATATGCCAGGCTGTTATTAATCACGGAAGCAACAACAAGGCAGCGAAAGCCCTGGGATTGGATCGGCGCACTGTAGATAGGACTTTAAGAGCTATTGAGGGCAGGGCTGCCAGTAAGGCAGTGGCGCCGCACCGCAATGTAGACAATGAGACCATGGAGGGCTTTGAGGCTAAGCGAGTTTCGACTGCTTTCAACTCTGATGGCGACATCGCTCTGCAATGGGTTATCCAAGAGCCATTGAAGCGCAGCCTGCAAGAGAAGGTTGAGGCGATGATGGAGGGCATGAAGGATGACCTGGCTGGATTTAAGAAGCCGGTCAAGGCGCCAAAGAAAGTTAATGCTGATTACCTCGCCACTTTTATCATCGGCGACCACCATTACGGGATGCTCGCTGATGCTGCTACCAAGCTGGATAACGACGACTGGGATATCAAGATAGCGACCAAGGTTCTTATTGACGCTGTTGACAGGCTGTTAGCCAGGGTAGGTGACTGTGAGACCGCGATCCTGTTGAACGTGGGTGACTTTTTCCACGCCGACTCAAGCAAAAACGAGACCACCGCTGGAACCAGGGTAGATGTAGATACTCGCATTGGTAAGACATTTAAACTGGCTGGTAGGTTGTTTCAGATGTTGATCGACAAGATGCTGACGGTCCACAAGAACGTCATAGTAGTAAATGTGCGGGGCAACCATGACAGCGACATGGCCTGTCATCTATCTAGCTGCTTGGAGATTCTGTATCAGAAAGAGCCCAGGGTAAATGTGCTAGAAAACTACTCAAAGTTTTTGCATTACGAGTGGGGAAATAATATGTGGGTCTACCACCACGGGGACCGGATAAAGCCAGAGCAAATACTACAGACGGTTATCAAGAATCTGGACAACGAGTGGTCATCGCATAAGAATCGGTACTGTCTCCTGGGGCATATCCACCACCATGTCAGCCGGGAGTATGGCAGCATGCAATTCTCCTGGTTCGGCAGCCTGACTTCTACAGACCAATGGCACTCAGATTCGGGATATGGATCAGAGCGGAGCATGACGGCTATTGTCTACCATAAAAAATACGGTGAAGACTCCAGAGTGAAGATCACAGTGGAGGCTTTGGATGGGTGATGTTATTTCGCTGCATAAAAAGAAGACCCACATTAAAAGGCTTTATTGTGAATGTGGAATCGCTCTGTCGTATTGGATTGATGATCACGGTGATAGTTATGGTTTATGTCATCGCTGCGATCTTGATACGCCTGATGAAATTAAAATCCAAATTGAGGAGAATACAGAATGAAGCACGCTACAAACGAAGACTGGCGACGATTAAAGGAATCTATACCAGCTATCGAAGATTGGCCAGAAGATGATGCGGTCAACAGCCCCAGCCATTACAGAACCGGCGGCATCGAGTGCATCGAGGCCATTGAGGAGTCTATGACCCCAGAGGCATTTCGCGGATATCTAAAAGGCAACTGCATGAAGTATCTATGGCGGTATACCTATAAGCATAAGAACAACCCGGTCGAGGACCTGCAGAAAGCTCAGTGGTACCTGGCGAAGCTAATCAGCAGCGAGATATTCGACGATGCCGATTAAGCGCGACGCTGCAGACAAGTGGTTTAGTGACGTAGTAAGGCAGAAGGCGGGCTACCAGTGTGAACACTGCGGCAAGCAGGACGGAAGGATGGAGTGCGCCCACATCTGGGGCAGGGCGGCTAAGTCGGTTCGCTGGTCTATGGACAACGCACTATGCCTGTGCCATTACTGCCATAAAGTGTTCACGGCTAATCCGCTCGACTTCAGTGTATGGCTGGAGTCGCATCTGGGCCAGGGCCACCTGGATATGCTTAGGGAGAAGTGGCAGGTGCTGATGCCAACCAACAAAAAGCTCAGGGCAGAGATAGCCAAGCACTACCGGGAAGAGCACGCCAAGATGCTCCAGGATGAAGATTACCAGCCCACCTCATATAACTAAAGGCTCTAACCAGGGCCCTTTTATTCCAAAGTGTTGTAATCGAAAAGCTTGACAGTTTATTTGTTGGGGGGTATTATTACACCTCAATCAAAAAACAAAGGGCAGCAAAATGGAATATCAAATCAATCAAAAAGTTTGGGTAAAGTGCGCTGGCAGTGATTGCTGGGTGACTGGAATTGTTACTGGGGTAACCGCAAAAAGAGTGCGCTAGAAAAAATTAAAGGAGATTCAAAATGACTCGCACTCTACCGACTCCATCATTAGAGGACATATTGGACCAGTTTTTCTACGCGTCAGAAACTCCTTCACGCGAACTGTTGCATAAATTAATAGACAAATACCCTCAGTACAGCCATGAGCTTGCTGATTTTGCTTTGCATTGGAGTTTAACGGAGCCTACGGATGATTCGATTTTAGTTGGCAAGGATGTATCTGAAGAAGGGTTGTTATCTGTCAGAAGCAAAGTGCTTAATACTCTCTATGAGAATTCCAATGCAGATGCTATAGATGTAATCAAAACAAATATATAAGGGGAATAATATGAAAATCAATGAATGTTGTTTAAAGGATATCAAGGCCCGTGAAGCCAAGCTGCAAGAAGTGGCTGAATCTAGGGCTGGATTCGTAGGCGCGGCTATACTGCTTATTTTGTACGGGATAGTCTCTAACATGGAATACTATGACTGCGTTAATCTGGGGGTGTGCTAATGTCTTACAAAGTATTGAATGACGCTGTTGGCCTTATACGCGACGAAACCCCAATGTGGGAGGGCAGCTATCAGGAACTGCCAGACAAGACTAAGGACGGACTTATCGCTCTCTGGTTAATCACCCACCCGACTTGGATGGATGACGTATTTCCTCACACGGTTAGCGATAAGCCCTTGCTGGCATTAGAAGCGATATACAGTGAGGACGCTACCTCTAGGATGGCTGCAGCAATGTTCCGCGATGCTGCTGACAGGAACGCTAAAGATGTTGACAATGATGCTTACTTGTCGGAGGCTCTGGACGACTTTGAGGCAATACTGGATACCCCAGATTTTCTTGAAGAGATCAGGCATCAGTTATACATGTACCTGGAGCCTAGTATGGAAGAGCTTGTAATGGATTCGTTCCAAGACCTTAACCATTTAGACAGACTAGTTATGGGGAGTCACTAATGGACGTTAAAACGCTAATTTATGAGGCTAACGCTTACGCTGACAAAGCCATCAGGCAGTCTTACATCGAGGCAAAAGCCAGTAGTTTTAGAGCGTGGGTCACTGAGCCGGTAGTAGTGTATAAGATACACCTTATTGCCACGACCCTTTTGCTAGCCGCTTTTGTAGGGTACGAGCTAATGATTTACCCCCTAAGCTGAGGTCTCCCTTGACCTTTTGACCTGGCCTAGTCCACCAGGAGCTGCAACGGACTATTATTTACCAAGTCGAGTGATGCTATGAGAGTAAAAATATATCAATTGATCGAGCAAATAGTGGAAGTGGGTGCAGAGGCTGGCTACAACAGGGCGCACAAACATACCGATACGCCTAATCCTGAGACAATAAAGCAATGCATACAGGAATACATAATGAATGGCTTTGACGAACACTTTGAGTTTGATTTAGAAGAGTAGTATCCGACACAATTTTCTAGGCTCGTTAAAAGTCGTTGCGAGCCTTACCCCCACCCCTCAGACCGTTTTGTACTTGGCTGGGGGGTTTTTTATGCATTACAATGTATATTGCAGCATTCATTTAGGTAGTTTTAGTCATTATTGCACACCGAGACTGTGCATATCATTAATGGTATAAGCTAAATAATAAACTGTCATTTCCGATCATATCTGGGTATCTATACAATGCGCACCTAATTAACTGAGAGGTGTATTGTGGTACTGTACGGAGTAATTGTAGTAACTATAGGTCTTCTGGCAATAGCGAGGGAAGACCTGGTCTAATCTGTGATCCGAAAGGTTTACATCCGCAGCAAAAACATGGACAATGCCTTTATTCTATTGACATAGAGGTGTCTTATGGAAAATTTAAACTTATCAAAAAGTCTTGAAGACTGCTTTGAGTGGGAGCTCAATGATCAGGTCATTCGCTTTGACTCGATAATTGAGTCGCTGATGAGCACTGACGTGCCACGATCACAGTTCCGCGATGAGCTGATTGACTGGCAAGACGACGTAGCCAACCTGGTGGATGAGGTATCAGCCCTGGAGCCTTACGAGGGATTCCGGGATTTTGCGTTAATGGCAGAAGAGCTGTTTGGGACTGAGGTTTAGTCTAGTGCGTAAATTATCTGTTGGGGGTATAATCGGATGATGATTAAACTGACGACAGATGAAGACGTCCATGAGGCCGATATGGACCTGGTCCGAGACTACGCTGAGGCGTTAGTGGACCGGGATAAGCAAATGATGATTGAGGTGCTGTACCTGACTCACCAGCGCATGGAAAGAATATGCCGGTGTTTTGAGGTTAACTGCACTTGTGACCTAAAATGAGACCTTCAATATTTACAGATGAACTAGCCGCTGACATATGTCGCAGGCTATCCCTTGGTGAGAGCGCCAGGCAGATATGCCGGGATGACAGCATGCCTGTTATGTCTACGTTAATGAAATGGTTGACAGAACCTGACAAAGTCGCATTTTCGGAGCAGTACGCGAGAGCCCGTGACTGCCAGGCTGACTTCTACGCTGATGAGATCATCGACATAGCAGATGAGCTGGGTGAGGGGGTGGATTCTAACGCCATCAACATAGCCAAGCTGCGCATTGACGGAAGGAAGTGGAAGGTTGCCAGGATGTCGCCCAGGAAGTATGGAGACAAGCAGCAGATTGATCACACATCGTCTGATGACTCGTTCAAGCCCACGGTGATTAAGCTAGTGGCAGAGCCATTACCAACCAATGACTGATACTGCAGAGATTCGGCTCCCTCCCAAGATAGTCGAGGTCTTTGAAGGTGAGGCCCGGTATAGAGGCGCATACGGTGGCCGAGGGTCAGGCAAGACCAGGTCTTTTGCCCTGATGACTGCAGTGGCTGGGTACAGGCATGGCATGGCAGGTAACAGCGGCCAGATACTCTGCGCACGAGAACACCTAAACTCCCTAGATGAATCATCCCTGGAAGAGATCAAGTCTGCCATCAAGGCGGTCCCCTGGCTTCTGTCGTACTATGAGATAGGCGAGAAGTTTGTCAGGTCCAAGGATGGCCGTATCAACTATGTATTCGCCGGTCTACGCCGCAACCTGGACTCGATCAAGTCAAAGGCCAGGATCATTATCGCCTGGGTGGATGAGGCTGAGGGTGTATCTGATGCAGCCTGGCAGAAGCTAATCCCAACGGTCCGAGAGGACGACTCTGAGATATGGGTGACCTGGAACCCTGAGACCAAGCACTCAGCAACGCATAGGCGCTTTCGCGTCAACCCTCCCCAGGACAGCAAGATATGCGAGATCAACTGGCAGGATAATCCTTACTTCCCAAAGGTCTTAGACAACGAGCGCAAAGAAGACTTTAAGCTGCGCCCGGATGATTATGGCCATGTCTGGGACGGGGAGATGAAGATACACGCCGATGGCGCCTACTACGCTGTAGAGATGCGAGAGGCTAAATCTGAGGGCAGACTAACTAACGTGCCATACGACCGCGCTGTTGGCGTTGTAACGGCCTGGGACTTAGGGGTAGGTGATAGTACCTCTATCTGGTTTGCGCAGTTTGTAGGGGCTGAGGTGCGCCTTATCGACTACTATGAGAGCAGCGGTGTAGGTCTGGACCATTATGTCGCCCTGTTAAACTCAAAAGGCTATGTATACGAGAGCCATGTACTGCCGCACGATGTCAGGGTAAGGGAGCTAGGCTCAGGTAAGTCTCGCCTGGAGACACTTGGCGCCCTGGGGGTGAGGCCAATCACTATAGCTCCGCAGTTGATGGTTGATGATGGCATACAGTCTGTGCGCTCTATGCTCCCCAGGTGCTGGTTCGATGAGGAGAAGTGCGAGCGAGGCATTGATGCTATCCGGCAGTACCG